AACAACAGGCACATTCTAAACAACTAAAAGAAAAGGGCTAAAATGGCACAGTTAAGAATAGTAAGGGTGGATGGTAGCGATACTGTCCACCAAATCACACCAGCAATAGAATATGCTTTTGAACTCTATGCAAAGAAAGGCTTACACAAAGCCTTCCGTGAAGATGAAAAACAGACTGACGTTTATTGGTTAGCCTGGGAATGCATCCGTAGATCGGGAGAAACTGTTAAGCCCTTTGGCGCAGATTTCTTAGATACGCTTGTTCGTGTGGAAGTTCTTGATGACCTCCCTTTGGGCTGACTAGGGATTCTCTGACCTACCTCATCGCACGCATGAGCCTAGAGACGGGAATTCCTGCACAATCCTTTATAGATATGGATGTGCGAATGTTCAAGACTTATTTGATGGCTATGAAAGATAGGGCAAAGGAGATGAAGGATGGCAACGCAGGTAAAAGGCGCTAAAGAACTGCGCTACGCCCTGCGTAACTTTGAACCTGATTTAGCCAAAGAAACACAAAAGGAAATGGCTGCAGCATTAAAGCCAATTGTGCAAGAGGCTCGGAATCTAATTCCGGCCATTAGTCCATTATCAGGCTGGCGACCTAGAGCCATGAGTGAAGCAAGATTTCCAGCATGGGATTCAAAAATTGCTAAGCGTGGTATCAGTTTTAGAACTACACCAACCAAACCTAACTATCGCGGATTTACCTATGCAGCTTCTATAAATAACAAATCTGCTATTGGTGCTATCTATGAGCGTGCCGGTGTTCGCGCACCTGGCAACAAAAAATCAAGCAGACCAAACTTTGCTCAGGCTTTAGGGCCAATGATTGGCAAAGGTAGATTAGAAGGTCGTGCCATGTTTGCAGCTTGGAACAAGGATCAAGGCAAAGCAACTGCGGCAGTCATCAAAGCATTAGAAAACGCAGCAAAGAATTTCAAGAATAGGCGGGTTGCATAATGGCCAGAGTTGATCTCGTAGTTGGTATTGGTGCTGAATACAAAGGCAAACCAGCCTTTAACAAAGCCAACAAAGATGTTCTTGGACTCCAGGCTGGAGTTAAATCACTTGCTAAGGCTTATATTGGCTTAGCTGGTGCGCAAAAGGCTTTCCGTTACGCTTCACAATCTCTAAAGGCTTTTGCTGAGGATGACCTAGCAGCACAAAAGTTAACTAGAACCGTAGAAAACTTAGGCTTAGCCTATGAATCAACTAACGTAGAAAACTTTGTGCAAGGCCTTGAAAAAACATTCCACGTAGCAGATGACTTGCTTCGCCCGGCCATGGCTAAGTTGTTGCAGGTTACGCAGTCATACACTAAATCTAAAGAATTGCTTACAACTGCCCTAAACGCATCAGCTGGTGCAGGTGTTGACCTAAGCACAACGGTTAGTGATTTGTCACAGGCTTACGTAGGAAACCTTCGTGGCCTTAGAAAATACAACTTAGGACTGACCCAGGCTGAGATGGCCACTAAGTCATTTGAGGAAATACAGGTATTACTTAACAAGACATTCTCAGGTCAGGCTGCTCTAGCTGCTGATACTTACGCCTTTAAGTTGAACGCCTTGACTATTGCCGCTGGCAATGCCAAAGAGGAAATTGGTCGAGGCATAACCGATGCTTTGATAAATGCTTTTGGTAACGGAAGTCTTGACCAGGCAGTAGCCAACATGGAAGCAATGGCTCGCTTTGGTGCAGACTTAGCACGCAGCTTTGGCACAATCGCTAAATACAGCGGTATAGGTTTAATTTCCGGTGTTATTGGTGCTTTAAGTAAAAAGCGTAATGAACTAGCAATTAAAGACAGACCATACGATCCAATGTCTGGCAACATGCCTGATTTAACTCCTGCTGGCATGAAGATAATCATGGCACGTAAAAAGGCTGACGCTGACGCTGCTAAACGCCAAAAGGAATTGGCTGCTCTCACACAAAAGCAAACTAAGGCAGTCAAAGAACAAACTGCTTTGGCTAAGGCTAAGGCTGTTCTTGACAAAGCCTCGGCTGTTACAAACATGGATTTAATTCAAAATACTGCTGCGCTCATGGGCAAGGTAACTGAGGATGAAACCCTACGCCTTAAACTGCAACAAGCCATTCTGTTAGGCAACTCAAAAGAGGCTGGCAATTTGGCACAGGAATTGTTGTCATCCCAGTATGCTGCTATGAAGTTATCCTCAACCAATCCATTAGGCGGCTTTACAGATGCCCTTCTAGCAGCTTTGAAGGGCGTTAGAGACCTCAGAGATGAACTTGCTTTGTTGGGTGCGCCTAAAGTTGCTTTCCCTACTTTAATTACCGGGGCTCAACAATTAGGCATAGACGCAGCAGAAGCTGAAAGAGATTTATACAATCCTGAGTTTGCCTCGCTTGATACTCAACGTTACATAGATGATATTTTTAGCAGAAACAAAACTACTGGTCAGAGAATCAACGTAGTAGTTTCTATGGACCCAATGGCTGCCGCAGCGGGCGTAACCACAGCGGTTATTGACAATGCTGCCAATGGCAACAGCAACAATTACTCTCCTATCTTTAGCTGGGCTGGCGGCTTTTAGTGGCAACACCAACCCTAGTAGTTACCTTTGACTTTAGTTCCGGTGCCATATTTGGCTATCCGTTTATTATTGGCGAGGGTGTTTTAGGGTTTAACACGCTGGCAGATGCCGCAGCTGACACAATAGATATATCAAACCAAGTAAACAAGGTAAGCATTAGACGCGGCTATAACCTATTGCAAGAGGAATTTCAGGCTGGTATAGCCACAGTCAGAGTATTAGATCAGAACGGCGATTGGAATCCAACTAACCCATCATCGCCTTACTTTGGCAAGTTAGTGCCATTACGCAAGGTGCGTATCTCAGCTGATGGTGAATTCCTGTTCTCAGGTTACACAACTGCGTATAACTATTTCTGGGATAAAGAACAGAATCTAGGATACGTTGATATACAACTGGCAGATGCTTTCCGTTTGCTTAACATGTCCAACATAACCACCGTTACAGGTGCAACCGCTGGTGAGACCACAGGCAGCCGTGTAACCGATATTCTTGACACAATCGGTTTTCCTACATCTATGCGTAGTATTCAGGCAGGTTCAACTACCGTTCAGGCTGACCCTGGCACATCTCGCACTTCACTACAGGCCATCAAGAACATGGAGTTCTCAGAGCAAGGTGCGTTCTTTATTGCACCATCGGGCAACGCTGAGTTCCTAAGCCGTTCAACCATTCAAAGCAAGTCTGGTGCAAACCCAACATTCTTTAGCAATGACGGCACGGGTATCTCATATCGAAATATCGTGACTGCGCTGGATGATAAATTGATAATTAACACAACCAGCATTACTCGCGCAGGCGGCACAGCCCAGACTGCAAGCAACACGGCCAGCCAGATTAAGTATTTCCCACACTCTTACACAGCCACAGACTTGCTAGTCCAGACAGACGCACAGGCTTTAGATATTGCTAGGGCTTACACTGCGACACGGGCAGAGACCACTCTACGGGTTGATGCCCTTACTCTTGATCTAAACACTGCCGACTACGCAGCAGGAACAACCGCTGCCCTTACCCTAGATTTCTTCGACACCATCCGTGTTAAAAACGTGGGGCAAGACGGCACAGTTATTGACAAGACTTTGCAATGTATGGGAGTAAGTCACGAAATTACTCCAGGCACTTGGAATACAACCTTTGTAACAAGTGAGCCAATCATCGACAGTTTCATCATAGGCAGTTCTTTATACGGTATAATCGGCACGTCAGTAATGACATATTAAGGGGTAATAAATGGCAACAGGATTTCCAGCAGCAACAGGCGATGTTCTCTCAGCTGCGATGTTCAATGGTTTAGTTACGTTCACTATAGGCGCAGATAACACTAGCGACTACACAGCGGTTGTTTCCGACTCTTATCAAGTCCTAGAGGTCATGAACAAGGCCACAGCCATCGCGTTCAAACTCCCTACCAATGCCACAGCTGCAATCCCAGTAGGCACAGTCATTACAGTATTAAACAAAGGTGCAGGCCTTTGCACGATCAGCGCAGTAACACCAGGCACAACAACAGTTCTTTCAGCAGGTGCAGTAGCTGCATCTCCAACACTTGCACAATACAAATCAGCTGCTTGCATTAAGACTGCTGCAGATGTTTGGTATGTAGTTGGTGCAATCGCATAATGATAGGCAACATAGTTGCAGGAGTATTAGCACCACAATTAGCCGCGCCTTTAGTTGTTGATTACTTAGTTGTAGCAGGCGGTGGTGGTGGTGCGAGCATTTATTCTGGCGCTGGTGGTGCAGGTGGACTTCGTTCAACCGTAACTGCAACTGGTGGCGGCGGATCATTAGAAAGTCCTTTGACTCTTGCAATTTCAACAAATTATGCAGTTACCGTTGGCGCAGGCGGCGCAGGTTCTACTGCACAGGCAAATAATGGAACATCTGGAACTAGTAGTTCTTTTTCCACTATTTCTTGTGTAGGTGGCGGCGCGGGTGCGGCAGGCGATATAACTGGCACACCAGTTCCTGCAATATCAGGTGGTTCGGGTGGCGGCGCAGGATTGCCATTTACCGATGGTTCAACACAAGCAGGCGGCGCAGGAACAACAAACCAAGGTTATGCAGGTGGTGCTTCAACGAGAACAACAACATCTTATCAAGGCGGCGGTGGTGGTGGTTCGGGTGGAATAGGACAAACTAGTTCAAATTACAACGGTGCTGATGGCGGTAATGGTGTTTCAGTTTCAATAACAGGTTCATCAGTTGCTTACGCTGGCGGCGGTGGTTCTTCTGCTTTTGTTGGTGGCTCTGGCGGCGCAGGTAAAGCAGGCGGTGGTAACGGTGGAGTTGTTAACTCGTCTGTATCAACATCCGCAAGTGCTAATTCAGGCTCTGGCGGCGCAGGTGGTTCAGGTGGTTCAGTATCTCTAAACGGTGGTAACGGTGGTTCAGGAATAATAGTTTTAAGATACCCCACCACTTACACGATTACAATAGGTGCAGGTTTAACGGGATCAACTGCAACAGTTAGCGGTAATAAAGTTACAACAATTACCGCGGGCACAGGAAACGTGAGCTGGGCATAATGGCACACTACGCATTTTTAGATAAAAACAACATTGTTACTGAAGTCATCGTTGGATTAGATGAAACCGAACTAATAGAAGGTTTAGACCCTGAAACTTGGTATGGCAATTTTAGAGGTCAAGAGTGCAAGCGCACTTCATATCATGGAAACATTAGATACAACTACGCAGGAATCGGCTATACATATGATGCGACACGAGACGCGTTTATTGCCCCAGAACCATTTAACGCTATCGGTTTTGATGAAGAAACTTGTCGTTGGATAGTTCCTAAAGAGGAGATACCAAATGAAGCCTCGCCTGAGTAAAAGCGCGATTCAACTACGCGAGCAAATAGATGACACCTATCCGAACCGCGACCGTAGAACTGACGGCACAATCGGAGACGCTAAGCATGACAGTAAATCAGATCATACGCCTGATGCTCAGGGCTGGGTTCGTGCCCTTGACATTGACGCAGACCTTACAGACCACAAATCTGAAAGTATCTACCTGGCAGATCAGATTCGTGCATTTGCGAAGTCTGACCCTGCTAAACGAATTAGTTACGTCATACATAATAAGAAAATCGCTAGTGGAATCCTTAATTGGAAATGGCGTGCTTACAAAGGAATTAACCCACACTCCAGCCATATCCATGTCTCATTCAATAAAGGCAAGGCTGACTACAATGATACTTTTTTTGAAATACCTATGCTAGGAGGCATTAAATGAAAAATCCTATATTCCTAATGTCTGGTGCGTTCTTGTCAGCTTGGGCTGCAAGCAACTTCTCACTCGATTACCGCGCTGTGCTTTGGGCTGTCCTTGCCGGTGTCTTTGGATATGCAACACCAAAAAAATAACAACTAACAAAAGGATCATAAAATGACAATCTCTAGCGCAAACTACACAGTAACAACCACAGCCGCAGTAGTAGTGGCCAATGATCAAGCAGCTGAGGAAGTCCACTTTCACTCATCATCAGGCACGTTGTATCTTGGCGGTGCTGATTTAACTGTTGCTAATGGTTACCGCATGGACAGCGGCGATAAGGTTGTAATTCAGAACCACGGCAATCCAATCTATGCCATTACCTCAGCAGGAACAGCAAACCTCTCAACGTTAGTTATTCAGAAATAATGCAAGCGCAAGACTGGGCTGCCCTTAGCGTCAGCCTAGTAACTATTGTTGCTGCTTTTGTGGCTTCAGTGCGCTGGCTTGTTAAGCACTACCTAAGCGAACTTAAAACCAATGGTGGTTCATCTTTACGCGATCAAGTCAACAGACTAGAAACGCGTGTCGATACCATTATCCAGATGTTAGATAGGTAACACTTTTCCTATGGCACGCAGAAAAGTCATAGACGTAACTGACTACTCAGCTCTTGACCAATACTGTATTGGCCTGAATGAGTATTACAAGTCATTACGTCGTGCTGGCTTTAGCGTTGACCATTCGCTTTATTTAATTACTGCACCACAAACCTATCCTGCCACTATCTTGCCTAGCCCTAATTGGTTGCCTGACCAACCTGGCTACTACGAGGATGAAGACGAGGACTAACCTTGAAAATAGTCGTGATAAGTGATCTACAAGTTCCCTTTCACAACCCCAAAGCAGTAGCAAACGTAGCAAAGTTTATTAAGAAGTTTAAGCCAGATGAGGTTCTTTGTGTCGGTGATGAAATTGACTTTCAGACGATTAGTCGCTGGAGTTCAGGCTTTGACGAACATTCACAGACAATCGGCAGAGACCGGGACATGTGCGTTGATGTCATGTATGACCTGCAAATCACACAGCTCTCACGATCTAACCACGGAGCGCGGCTCTTTAACTCCATTTCTACTAGACTGCCTGGACTGATAGGCGCACCAGAGTTAGAGATAGAGAACTTTCTTAGACTGCCGGAGTTAGGCATCAAGTATCATAAGAAGCCTTACGAGATTCCAGGCACAAACTGGATTATGGTGCATGGCGATGAGCAGAGCACAAAGCCACAAGGGGGCATAACCGCTCTAGAAGCCGCTAAGAGACACGGAAAGAGCGTAGTTTGTGGACATACACACAGGCAAGGAATATCGTCTTATACGCAATCCTCAGGCGGTTTAGAGGTATCTAGATTAACAGGCTTTGAGGTAGGGCATATGATGGATACACGTCAGGCTTACTACACCAAAGGCACTTTCAACTGGCAGAGTGGATTCGGTGTCATATACACAGATCGTAAGCGTGTCTTGCCTATTGCCGTTCCCATCGAAAAAGATGGTTCATTCCAATTTGAGGGCAAAGTCTATGGATGACCCTTGTTGTGGCGAGGCATGGCTTGGATATGACGAAGATTTTGTTATCAAATCGTTATCAAAATATGCCATTATGAGGTTGAAATAAGCCTGTAAATAGTTCACACTTAACTTAATCCACAAGAGTTGTGGATGAGTTAGGGGCTACAAATGGAAGAACTAAACGCTTTATCGCTGCTATGTGCAATTACTTTGCCACCACTAGCTGCGTTCTCTGCTTATTGGGCAGGTTTCAACAATGGCAGACGTGCAGGCTGGCACGCTGGCCGTTCAGTAATGCGTCATCCGGTTCGTAATGATCGCTAAAGAAATCCTACAAAGTGCCACAGATGTTATCCTCGACAGAGGTTCAATCTACGGACATCCCCGAATTAACCAAACAAGAATTGCTATGCGGTTGCAGCAGCTACTCGACACGCCAGTTGCGGACTACCAGGCATGTTTGGCACTCGTTGAAGTTAAACTCGCAAGAATCCAGGAAAGTCCTCACTATATCGACAGTTATATTGACGCGTGTGCATATATCGCACTCGCGGGGATGCTTGCAACGGAGGAAGAATTAGATGGCATTTAATTTAGATAATTACGAGACAGTAGAAGTCAGGTTAGAAAAGTTTATTAAGGACTGGCCAGACTTTCGAATTGACACAGAATTGGAGAGTTTTGCGAATGATAGATTTATTGTTAAGGCTTACATATACCGGACTTTTGCGGATGGTGTCGCGTTTGCAACGGGATACGCTGAGGAAAAGATTACTGATCGCGGCGTTAATGCAACTAGCGCGTTGGAGAATTGCGAGACTAGCGCGATTGGTCG